AGTATACAATAATATTTATTAGTCTGATAATATTTGCAGGATTAGGAACAATATATTATCAAGACTATCAATACACACATAACTATGAAAGGATAGAAGGAAGAAGATGACAGACAGAAAAAAAATAAACTTGCAAACTAAAGAGATTTATGGTATAATAAAATACAAGGAAAGGAAAACGAATGTTAAAAGAATATAAATACTATGAGGAAATACCAATAGATATACAACAATCTATATGTGAGGGTAATGGAGTTGATGATGTTAAGAAAGTACCATTAAAAGATATTAATAGTTTTTATCAAGGTCTTGATGAATGGTATAAAAGAAACCCAACAACAATGTATTTCAATCAACAATTAATTATGGAAAGACTTGATCAACTTGACCAGACTATTAAAGAAATGCAAAATCAAGTACAACAGTTGTATGACAATCTTTATTAAAATGTTTTTAATAATTCAACATAAAAGAAAATATAAGATTGATAAAATAAAATGGGATACACGATACCCTATTGACCAAATTTGTGATGAGTTTCCACCATTCCATCCTATTTATTTTATAGATAAAGCATCAGCTTGGAAAAAATTAGAAGAGTGGGGAGTAGAAAAAGAAATGGCAGAGGAACACAATGTTGAAATTGTTGCAGTACATTAATGAAGGGAAAAAGAAATGGCTATGAATAAAATAAAAGAGGTAGAACTTTTACGAAAAAATGTAAAAGATTTACAAGGACAACTACAAAATTCCTATATGAGAATAGATAAATTAACAGAAGAACTACATATAGAGAAAGCAAAGAATGATCCATCTTATAGTTACTCAACAGCCACAGGGTGGGCAAATCTTGAAAGATGGGAGAATGAAAATCCTGATGCTAAACATATAGAGGAGAAAGATAATGACAACACCTGAAGAAAAAATAGCAACTTCAATGAAGCAAATGGTAGAACATTATGTAGATGTTATTACTGATAGTGAATGGTTTGCTGAATTAGTAGATGAAAAAATTAAAGAAAGATTCTCTAAAATTATGGAGAAAAAAGATGACACTTAAAGATAAAGTTAGTAGAGTTTATAATACATCTGATGAATTTGTAAAATCATATGAGGGTTTATGGAGTACGTTGGGAACTATAACCTATGAGAAAAGTAAAACTTCTGTAAAAATATTTGATAATAAGGTTCATATAAAAACTTGGTATCCTTTCAAGGGAACAAGAAGATGACTAGACAAATGTGGGATCGAGAACACAGATCTGAGTATAGAAAAATTTTAAAAGAATATATTAGAGAAGGTTATGACATTCAAGAAGCAAAGAGAATTGCAAAGCAGGAAGTCCAAGAAATTATGGGAGATCGTTTAGATTTTGCTAGTAATCTTTTTAAAAATGCACTAAAAGATTTAGATTAAATGAAAAAGTTCTTGACAAAAGATAATAAATGTAGTAATATACTATTATATATACTATTATATATATTATATTTATTATTTATAATATTAATAATTATTAATTTAAATATATTAACACCTATAATAACATTTTAGATAAGGAATATATAATGGCTAAAGAATGGATAAGAAGAGAACATTGCCGATCATGTGGATCAAGTAAGGGATTAAATATTCATACTGATGGTCATGCCTTTTGTTTTTCCTGCAGAAAATGGTTTAAGGGGGATAAGGATTTTACAATGGAAACAGAAAAAATAATTAACATAACTGATAAAAAAGATTTATCTTGGAAAGGAATTACAAGTGCCATACCTGACAGAAGAATAGATGAAGATGTTGTTAAGAGATATGATACTGTTGTTAAAAAAGATAATGAAAATATTTCACATCACATATATAAATATTATAATATTGATGGTAGCCATATAGCAAGTAAGATAAGACAGGTAGAGGGTAAAAAGATTTGGAGTGAGGGTAACATGAGTGATGCCTTACTCTTTGGTCAAAACTTATTTAAATCAGGTGGAAAAATAGTTACTGTAACAGAGGGTGAACTTGATGCCATGTCTGTATATCAAATGATGGGAAAGAAATATCCTGCCATTTCAATTAAGAATGGTGTTCATAGTGCAGTAGAAAATTGCAAACAATTTTTAGAATATTTACAATCCTTTGATACTATCGTTCTTTGTTTTGATAATGACGCACAAGGAAAGGATGCTACTCAACAGGTCGCACAGTTATTTGAACCAAACAAATGTAAGGTGATGAAATTAACTTTAAAAGATGCCAATGAATATTTAAAGATGGGAAGAGCTGTTCAATTTACCAATGAGTTCTGGCAAGCACAGCCCTATACACCTGCAGGAATAATAAATCTTAAAGATTTAGGTGCATCTCTTTATGAGGAAGAGTATTGTGAAACTGTTTTATTTCCTTGGACTGATATGAATATTAAAACTTATGGTATGAGAACAGGTGAACTTATAACCTTTACAAGTGGTGCAGGTATGGGTAAGTCTTCAGTCATGCGAGAACTTATGTATCACATTATGAAAAATACATTGGATAATATAGGAATTCTAGCACTAGAAGAGAACATTAAAAATACAGCTTTTAATATTATGTCTGTTGAGGCTGACGCTAGATTATATATTAAGGAAGTACGAAATAAATTTACAAGAGAACAACTAGAGGAATGGCAAAAGAGAACAGTAGGAACTGAAAGATTTTTTGTATTCGATCACTTCGGTTCAGTTAACAATGATGAAATCTTAAGTCGCATAAGATACATGGCAAAATCTTTAGATTGTAAATGGATATTCTTGGATCACTTATCTATTCTTGTATCAGGACAGGAAGATGGGGGTGATGAAAGAAAGTCTATTGATATTTTAATGACTAAACTAAGATCATTGGTAGAGGAAACAGGGATAGGTCTACTACTCGTTTCCCACCTACGCAGACCTACAGGGGATAGAGGACACGAAGAAGGAAAAGAAGTTTCTCTATCACACCTTCGTGGGTCTGCAAGCATTGCCCATCTATCTGATAGTGTAATTGCAATGGAAAGAAATCAACAATCAGAGGATGAAATAATTGCTAATACAACTACCATTCGTATATTAAAAAATAGATATACAGGTGAAACAGGTATTGCCTGTTACCTACATTATAATAAGGATACAGGAAGAATGACACAAGTTGATAATCCTTTTAGAGAAGATACGGATTTTTAAAGATGCGTATACTTTCTTTAGGAGCAGGTGTTCAAAGTAGTACACTAGCATTAATGATTGAACGAGGTGAGTTATCTATGGTAGATGGTGCTATCTTTGCAGATACTATGGGCGAGCCTCAAGAAGTATATGAATGGTTGACTTGGCTTGAAACTAAACTGTCTTATCCTCTTTATAAAGTATCCTTTGGTGATTTAAAACAAGATACTATAGATAGTGCCAAAGGTATAGGACAATATAAATTTTTAACAATACCTTTGTTTACTGTAAACTCCACTACTAAAAAGAAAGGGTTATTAAGAAGGCAATGTACAAGTAATTATAAAATTAACCCTGTCAATCAAAAGATAAGAGAACTTTTAGGATTAAAAAAAGGACAGCACAGAAAAGAAGGAACTAATGTTGAAATGTTAATGGGTATTTCTTATGATGAAATGTTTCGCATGAAAGAAAATCAAATCAAATGGATTACAAATAAATTTCCTTTGATTGATTTAAAAATAAAACGAACTGATTGTGAGAAGTGGTTTACTAAATACTATGATAGAGTTCCACCAAGATCAGCGTGTACTTTCTGTCCATATAAAACTAATACAGAATGGCAACATTTAAAAACTGAAAGTCCTGAAGAGTGGGAGCAGGTTGTAGAATTTGATAAACTTATTAGAGTTGGAACTAAAACAGATGATAAAGTTTATCTTCATGCAGAACGTATTCCTTTAGATGAAGTTGATTTAAAAAAATCAAAAGTAAAAAATCAAATAGATTTGTTTGAAGGTAACGGATTAGTAGATGAATGTGATGGGATGTGTGGAGTATGAAAAAAAGAATTCATGTTAATCAATTTAAAATAAAATCTAATGCCAAGTATAATAAGAATGAACCTGTTATAACTATAAAAACTTATAAAGATAATACCTATGCACATGAAGTAAAAATATTAGGAAGTAGTCGAGTTATTTACAGTCCTAATAAACCTTTAGATTGTGGTGCTAAAGTATGGATTGAAACTGATGAAGAAATAAGTATAAAATAAAAAGTAAGGAGAAGATAATGACAAACATAGTAACAGTAACCAAAGAAGCAGATCAACATCTATCTAAAATAATTACTGAAGGTAATGCTAAAGGTGTAATGTTAGCAGTAGATGGTGGTGGCTGTGCAGGATTAAGATATGCATGGGAATTAATGCCAAAGAAAGAAGAGGATATGAAATCTAATGATATGATAGATTTAGATTTTGGTTTTTTATATATCCATCCTACTGCTACATTAAGTGTAATGAATACAACTATAGATTTTGTAAGTGATATATCAGGAGCTTCACTTAGAATAACAAACCCTAATGCTAAATCAAGTTGTGGGTGTGGAGAAAGTTTTTCAGTATGAAATGTTGGCATTGTAATACAGAATTAATATGGGGTGGAGATCATGACATTGAAGAAGATGATGAGTATTGTATGGAAACAAATTTGTCTTGTCCTCAATG